GGGAAGGACGGTGTAAGCGTAGAAGATGCTTATATCGCAGCAGACGGGAACCTCGTCATTGTCCTCTCCGATGGGCGTGAAGTCGATACTGGCTCTGTATTCCAAGATAGCGGCAAAAACAACCTTTATGTTCAAGCTAGGGATTGGCAGATCATTGTATCTGATACAGCGCCTACGGCTCCTGTCTTAGACCAGCTTTGGTATGATACTTCAGGGGACGCTAATGACATATCTCTACGAATAGTCACCAAAACCTCCAACTATTCAGCCACTCTTGCTGACTTTACCATCCTTTGTGATGCTACTTCTAATTCCATAACAATTTCACTGCCAGTAGCTTCTTCGGTTAGCGGTCACATCTATCACATTAAAAAGATTGACTCTAGCACAAATGATGTTATAATAGATGCTCCTGGAGCAGAAACTATTGATGGCAGCGCTACTGCCGCAACAAACATTCAATGGACTACTATTTCTGTCCAATCTAACGGCTCTAACTGGTTCATAATCTAAGGATTCATCATGGCAACATATAACAAATTTACGCCTGCTATTGAAACCCTCTTTGAAGGTAGCAATGCAGGTTCGGACACATGGGTGGTTAAACTTGCTACGGCAGTTGACCAAGGCGCAGGAACAATCACCGAGGTAGCGAATGGCAATGGATACACAACTGGCGGTAACTCTGCTGCTGTCTCTAGTGCTACTCACACTTCTGGCACTTATAAACTGGTTCTTTCTAGTCCCTCTGCTTGGACTGCTTCAGGCGCTGGCTTCACTTTTCAGTACGCTGTCTTGGTTAATTCCACTACTGGCACTAACGTAGGCTACTGGGATTATGGTGTATCACAGGCTGTTGCCTCTGGTGAGACAGTAACTGTTACTTTGGATGGTACGAACGGCGTATTCCAGGCAACTTAATTAAGGGAGTGCCTTTCTCATGGCTAAGGTACTAACCGCAATAACTGTTGATGCCCCAACAGGTTCAATATCTGTTGCACCCAGTGATACTTTTGCCTTTACAGGGACGCCTACCCTAACGGGCGGTGGCGGTGTTCAGCGTTATGACTTTAAATGGGAAGTTGATAGTGGCGGTGGTTATGTAACGATTGCCTCGTCTGGTACGGGGCTTATCACAGCAGATACCAACCCGTTAGTCAACACCAACTCACAGACAGCTAACAGCATAACTGTTACTGCTGATGCGGCGGGTACATACACTATTAGGATGGTAGGTGCTCCAACATCAGGGGGCAGCTATACAGTAATATCAGCTACAAGATCAGTTACCGTCCTTAATGCCTATGCGCTTGCAGCCGACAGCGGAACGTATAGCCAAACAGGTCAAGCCGCTACAATAACAAAAGCACACGTCCTACCAGCGGATAACGGTAGTTATTCTCTGACTGGTCAAGCGGCTACTATTGACTATGTAGCAGGCCCTTCAGGATACGAAGTTATTGCTGACAGCGGGACATACTCGCTGACAGGACAGACGGCTACAATAACCTATCTGCAAAACTTCCCTATTGCGGCTGACTTTGGTACATATTCTGTGTCTGGGCAGGCGGCAACGCTACTCAAGTCAAACATCTTAGTAGCAGAGCAAGGGACGTATACACAGACGGGGCAAGACGCTACAGTTTTCTACGGTATTCCGCCTAGACGAGCCAGCCTTCTTATGGAGGACGGTTCTTTCCTGCTACAGGAAGATGAGTCTAAGTTATTGACGGAGCCTATTGAGTACATTGTTGTTGGACAACAAGGCACATATAGCTTAACAGGTCAATCAGTAGGGATTGTAAAGACACATATACTGACTGCTGAGTTTGGTACATATTCCATCTCAGGACAGGCAGCAGATGTTCTTCGTAGCAAACTAATTACTGCCGATGTAGGATCGTACAGCGTAACTGGTCAATCTGCGACAGTCCTCAAAGATACTGTAGTAACAGCCGAATTTGGCTCCTACAGCGTAACCGGACAGACTGCCACAGTTAAGAAGGATCACGTTGTTACTGCTGAGTTTGGTTCCTATGTAGTAACTGGACAGTCAGCTACGATTGATAAGGACATTGTTCTTGTCGCTGCTGCTGGTAGTTACTCATTGACGGGTCAAACAGCAACCGTAACCTATTCTGGCGGTGTCGCACCTTCTGGTGTGCTTCGTAGATGGAATGGTTATACCTGGGTTACGCAGGAACTAAAGAATTATGATTTAATAGATTGGACGTACAAACCACTAAAACGGTGGGATGGCGCTGATTGGGTATAACACACACAGGAAAACCACATGAGCTATATCCCTGATTCACCTACGAAGATTGCGTTTAGTACTGCGGCACTGCTTACTAACGGGCAGACGTATGACTCTGGCGTTCTAAGTCTGATTGGCTACAGCCAAGTACAAACTGATGTGCTGTCCAACGTCAGCGGCACGGTCACGATTCAGTTCTGCCGCGATGATGCTGGTACTGATGTACTGCGTACTCTGACGATCCCCTACACGGGCGGCGATGGCTACCAGATGTTCTCTGCACCAGCGTTCACGCCGTACGTTAGGTATCAGTTCACCTGTAACGCAGCAGGCCAGACAGATTTCTATTTCGATACTAAGCTAATAAACACTGCCCTGTCTCCACAGGTTCTTGGGCTGGATAGCTTTGTCTCGCCAAAAATGGTGTCTACGCTTGGGCGGTCTATTCTGGTGGGCAGAACCAAAGGCGGTGAGTCATACGAGAACGTCCATATTGATTCACAAAGCAACCTTGAAGTTGCCATTAAGTCTCCACAGACTGCCTTTGGTGAGATTAGCGTTGCTGAAGTAACTCCAGTCGTTCAAATCGATTTTGTTTATGGGGTTAATGGTGTAACTACCAAGACAAGCACTACTGGCACAGGCACAGTGTCTAACGGCAATGGCATGGTGTCTGCATCAACAGGTGCATCTGCATCGTCTAGTGCTGTTGTCTACTCTAGCCGAAACCTGAAATATCGCCCCGGTCAAGGTGCGTTGGTTCGGTTCACTGCCTTGTTTACCACTGGTGTTGCTAACTCTAGGCAAGTGGCTGGCATGGGTTTCCCGAACCTAAATGACGGACTTTTCTTTGGCTACGACGGTACTGATTTCAGCATCTGTAATGTTAACGCTGGTTCTTGGGATTGTGTACCACAGGCCAGTTGGAACGTAGACGTAATGGACGGCACAGGTGGTGTAACTAACCCGTCAGGGATGTTGCTTGACCCCACCAAAGGTAACGTATTTCAAATTAAATACCAGTACCTTGGCTTTGGTGCTTTGTATTTTTACATTGAAGATAAAGAATCAGGTAACTTTGTTCTGGTTCATACCCTTAAATATGCCAACACCAACACGGTTCCCAGTCTGACAAACCCATCGATGCCCCTCTTGTGGGCAGCAGTTAATACAACTAATACGTCTGATTTGGTTGTTAAGGGCGCATCAGGTATGGCTGGTGTGGAAGGTATCCGCAGCTACCTTGGCCCACGTCACGGTCAATCGAATACCAGAACCACAGTTACAACAGAGATTGCTACATTTACCCTAAAGAATTGCACTACCTTCAACACCATTGAGAATGGTGGTCTGGTGCGTATTCGGAGTTTGACGTTGGGCAGTAACACAGGTGGTGCTGGTAACGGCGTAACCTACTTACGAATTGTCAAAGACGCAACTCTTGGCGGCACTCCTGTTTACACACCCCATGACGGTTCAACTGCTGACAATGGCACAACCATTACAAGTGGTAACTCAGTAGTCTCGGTAGATACTGCTGGTACAACAGTCACAGGTGGCAATCAGGAATGGAACGGTATTGTGGCAGTGGGCAACTCTATGGCAGCAGATGTAACTGATCTTGATTTGTACATTGCTCCCGGTGAAACTTTAACATTTGCAATTGAAAGCACTCAGTCAGCCACGGTGGGCGTGGGTATGACATGGAGTGAAGACCTTTAAACTACTTGCCAAATTATCTCTCCGATTATGAAAGGATAAAGAGATGGACAGAACCCTACAAGAATACTACGAAGCTCTTTTCACTACTTTCTCAACAGATGGCTGGAAGCTATTTATTGAGGACATGCAGAGCAACTTTGACACATTGAACAATGTTGCCAATATAGCAGATGCAAAAGAGCTTCACTTTAAACAAGGACAACTGAGTGCATTGTCTACCCTGATTAACTTTGAAACAGCTATGCGTAACGCTTATGACGTTGCCGCTGAAGGAGAAGTCTGATGCGTAGATTCTATGAATTCCAGTGTCCCCACGGTCATATTTCAGAGGCATTTACGGAAACCGAAATACGGTCAATCCAGTGCAAGGAATGTGACGAAACCGCCGAACGAATTATCAGCATGCCTCGTGTGAAACTTGAGGGCATCACAGGAGACTTTCCCGGAGCTTATCACTCATGGGAGCGCAAACGTGCTGAGAAACTCGCTCAAGAGCGTAAACAGAGTGGCCTAGAGTAATCTAGTAACCCACACATTGTATAATTCCATAATGGTTTTAACCACGGAGAATCAAAATGACTGCAAAATTTGTTGAACACACTAACGAAGACAATGTTAATGACGACACCACCTCAGAACAACTTGAGGTAGGGAACATCGACGATTTTGGCAAGACCGCTACTAAGGTAGAGGAACAGCCAAAGTCTGCGGAGCATCCTGCTGGTGCGGCACAAGATGACGACGAGCTTCCAGAGAAGTATCGAGGTAAATCTGCTAAAGAGATTGCCCGGATGCATGCTGAAGCAGAGAAGGCACTTGGTCGCCAGGGAAGTGAAGTCGGTGAACTCCGAAGAATCGTAGACGACTTTGTTAAGAGTCAAGCAAATAAACTGCCCGAAAAAACTGTCGCTGATGAGGGAGAGGACGAAGTTGACTTTTTTACCGATCCTCAGAAAGCTATTGACAAAGCCATTGCTAAACACCCGAAGATTCGTGAGGCTGAACAGGTCACAGCGAGTATGCGAAAAGCTGAAGCACTGGCAAATTTGAAAGCAACCCATCCTGACTTTCAAGAGATTGTGACATCACAGAGCTTCGCCGATTGGATTGGTAAAAGCAAAGTACGTCAGGAACTCTTCGTCAGGGCTGACCAACGATTTGATGCTGAGGCGGCTAACGAACTTCTGAGTAATTGGAAGGAGCGCGCACAGGCTGTAGAGCGAACCAAACAGGTAGAGATGAAAGAGCGTACTAACGCCGTCAAAGCTGCCTCAACAGGTTCTTCTCAAGGCTCTAGCGAACCGGCTTCTAAGAAGCGCTATCGTAGGACAGACATCATCGACTTGATGAACCGTGATCCAGATCGCTACATGGCATTGGAGCCTGAAATTATGAAGGCCTATGCTGAGAAGCGTGTCTACTGATCGAAAACAAACCAAACTAAAATCTTTTAAAACTTTTAAGGAATTATATCATGGCTGGAGAATTTTCCCCCACAAATAGCGTAACGAACACGTCCGCTGCTGTATTTATCCCAGAAATTTGGAGTGATGAAGTCATCGCTGCCTATAAGAAGAACCTTGTTATGGCCAATCTGGTCAACAAGATGTCTTTCAAAGGCAAAAAAGGCGATACGCTGCATATTCCAAAGCCCACTCGTGGCGTGGCATCTGCCAAGTCGTCTGAGACCCAAGTTACTCTGCAAACTGCTGTAGAGAACGAAGTCCAAGTCGTGGTGAACAAGCACTACGAATACAGCCGTATGATCGAGGACATCACCGAAGTGCAAGCTCTGGCTTCGCTGCGTAAGTTCTATACATCTGACGCTGGTTACGCTTTGGCTAAACAAGTTGACACCGATCTGATCCGTCTGGGTCGTGGTGCTAACGCTGGTAACGCTGCCAACACCGAATACGCTGGTGGTATCATCGGTTCTACCGGTGCTGCTTACACCTTCGGCACTTCCAACGCTGCTGCTATCGCTGACCAAGGTATCCGCAAGGCTATCCAGTTGCTCGACGATGATGACGTGCCAATGGATGGTCGTTTCTTGGTTGTTCCTCCTGTTGCTCGTAACAGCATGATGGGTCTGGCTCGTTTCACCGAGCAAGCCTTCGTCGGCGAAATGGGCGGCGGTAACACCATCCGTAACGGTCAAATCGGTGACGTTTATGGCGTTAAAGTGTTTGTGTCCACCAACTGCGATACCGCTTCTGGTAACACCGCTACTGACCGTGTTTGCTTGATGCTGCACAAAGACGCTTTCGTCCTGGCTGAGCAAATGGGCGTTCGCTCACAGACTCAGTACATGCAACAGTACCTCGCTACGCTGTACACTGCTGACACCCTGTACGGTGTTGCAGAACTGCGTGATGAGGCTTGTGTGCCGCTGATCGTGTTGGCCTAATACTTAGGTATCAGGGTGGTCTTTCGAGACCACTCTGTCTACTAAAGTGCTTTGTTCCAGAGTGCTTCACTAGACAATCAACCACTAAAAGGAATCTTTAAAATGGTTAAATTTCAGATGGTGGGCAGCGATAGTCCACGAACTATTGCAGAAGTCCACAATGACGGAGATATTGAATCCTTCCGCAAAGATGCTGGATGGTTTGAATTGAAAGAAGAACAGAAGAAGGAAGTCCCAGTTAAAGAGACTCCAGTGAAGAAGTCAGCATCCTCTAAGAAAGAAGCTAAGTAATTATGGCAACTCGTATTATCACAAAGTATAGCTCCACTCCAGGGGCTGAGCCGACTGCCGGTGACTTGTCCGTTGGCGAACTCGCTGTCAACGTAGCTGATCGT